CCGTGGGACCCGCGTCCAGACGAGAGACATCGACCTGCCCCTCGACATACTGGCGCTCGATCGCGCGGACCTCCAGAAGAAGCTCTCCCGGCTGGCTCTCGTGCTGGCCGGGGGGTGCTCCCTGGTCCTCGACGACGACGGCATCCAGTGGTCGACCGAGGTCCACCGCGTCGGAGGTGGCGAGTACGTCTACGGCGAGGACACGATCGGGACGAACGAGTTCCAGACCGTGCTCACGCTGCGGGCCGGCGACCCGTACTTCACCAGCTCTCAACAGCAGGTGCGTACGGTCTCCGGCGCGGTCGCAGGGACTGCGTTCCTGACCAACCTCGTGTCCATGAAGGTCTCCCCCTCGCAGGCGATCGGCTCCATCGACCTCTCGAACTCCGGTGACGTTGCGGCGTACCCGGTGTGGGAGGTCCGCGGTCCCGGTGACCACTTCGTCGCGACGTCACCCAGTGGCGAGACGCTGAAGTGGAACGGCACCCTGACTGCCGGACAGCGGCTGATCGTCGACACCCGCAAGGGCACGGTGCGAGACGAGACCGGCGCCAACCGGTACGACCTGCTGGACACCGCCCCGCGGTTCTGGACCGTCCGGCCGGGCGAGTCCACCGCGACCGCCTCCCTGTTGAACACCACCAGCGCCTCGCAGATCACCTGCTCCTGGTATCCCCGGAAGTGGATGGTGATCTGAGTGCGCCTGGAAGACATCACCGTCGAGGTGCGTGACAAGGCTCTGGTCCGCAGGGGCATCATCCGCCCCGAAGAACTGGACCTGGAGCTCACCGACAACTTCAACAACCTCGGCTCGTGGACGCTGACCCTGGCCTCGGAGCATCCGCTGTGTGACACGCTGCGGACGCCCGGCGCCGGGATCATCGTGACCGGGCCCGACGATGTCTTGCTGTCCGGGCCGATGGTGAAGTCGGAGTTCTCTTCGACCCCCACCGACCCGGACGGCACGGTCTCCTTCGAGGGCGTGTCAGACACCGTCTGTCTTGCAGATGCGCTGGCCGTCCCTCAGCCGTCCAACCCGGACGGCGCCAGCCAGACCGAAGCGCATGACGTGCGCACCGGCAGGGTCGAGACCGTCATGCACGCGTACGTCAACGCGAACATCGGACCCTCGGCTCCGGCCGCCCGTCGCAAGACGGGGCTCATCATGGGCACGGACCAGGCGCGCGGGCCGATCATCAACCAGTCCGCCCGCTTCCCCGTGCTGGGCAACCTGCTCACCGAGATCGCCCTCCTGGCCGGCCTCGGCTTCCGGGTCGTGCAGCGCGGGGCGAACCTGGTCTTCGAGACCTACGCCATCACCGACCGCTCGGCCTTCGTTCGGCTCGACGTCCGCAACGGGACGCTGTCCGGACAGAAGGTCGGCATCTCCCCGCCCGGCGTCACGCGCGCCATCGTGGCGGGCCAGGGCGACCTCACCGAGCGGCAGTTCCTCCAGGTCGACAGTGCCGAGTCCATCGCCGCAGAGGCTGACTGGGGCCGGCGCATCGAGCAGTTCGTCGACCAGCGCAACACCGACGACTGGACCGAGCTCCAGCAGGCCGGCGACGAGGCCATCGCAGACGCGGGCTTCACCGCGATCAACGTCCAGGTCGTCCCCATGGAGGACAGTCAGGCCCGCTTCGGCAAGGAGTGGGGACTCGGCGACGCCCTGGTCGTCATCGTCGATGACCAGGAGCTGAAGTCCACCGTCACCGGCTACGTCATCAAGGCGAACCGGGACGGCTTCCGGCTCGGCGCCCTGCTCGGCGACGCAACCGGCTTCGACGCGAGCGCGGCCCTGAACAAGCGCGTGGCCAACACCGAGACCCGCCTGTCCAACCTGGAGGCCAACTCCGGGGGCAGCGGCTCCTCTTCATCCGACCAGATCATGCAAATCATGGGGGTGTGGTAACCGATGGCGAACACGCCCAAGCGGCTGAACCGAAGCAACTCCACGACGACTCAGACCGTCGTCTACACGGTGCCGACCGGCGCGACGACCATCGTCACGAACATCGTCGTGACCAACTCCAGCACCACCGCGGCCACCGTGCTGATCCGGTTCGGCTCCGTCGCCATCGTCCCGAACACCCCGGTCCCCGGTAACGGCATCTTCACCCTCGACATCAGCCAGGTGCTCACCGAGGGCAACACCATCGACGTCCAGGCCAGCAGCACGACCCTGGGCATTCACATCTGCGGAGTGGAGGTGACCGCCTGATGGGCTTCTCCGTAATCCCGGAGCCGGCCATCTCCGGCTTCACCGGCCCGACCGGTGCGACTGGCGCCAAGGGTGACCCCGGCGTCATCCAGTCGATCAACGGCAAGAGCGCGGCGTCCGTCACGCTCGCCGCCTCGGATGTCAACGCCCTGCCGTCCAACGCCAACGCCACCGTCGCCGCGACGTACATCAACATCGACCGGCCGGCCGGCAACTACCGCGCGTTCCGCTGGCTGACCGATGGAGTCAGCCGCTGGGAGGCCCAGGTCGACGACGTCGCGGAAGCGGGCAGCGCGGCCGGCTCCGACTTCCGCCTCTCGGCCCGCAACGATGACGGCACGTTCAACAGGACCGTCGTCCACGCCAAGCGGTCGGACGGCACGATCACCTTCGGCACGACCGTGCACCACGGCACGGCCCAGGTCACCTCGGCCGGCGCGCTGGGCCTGCGCGATCTCACCGTCGACCCGGCCACCACCACGGGCGGCGTCTTCCTCTACTCGAAGGCCGGCCTGCCCTACATCAAGCAGGCTGACGGCACCGTCTTCCAGGTCGGGACCGGCGGGGGCACGGCCCCCGTCACCTCGGTCAACACCAAGACCGGCGCGGTCGTCCTGGCCGCCTCCGACGTGGGCGCCCTGCCCACCACGGGCGGGACGCTCAGCGGCGAGCTCAGCGTGAATGGTACGGCTGGTACGTACCGCGAGTTCTCCTTCAAGTCCGGTGGTGTGAAGCGCTGGTCGTTCCAGGCCGACAACACGGCCGAGCCTGCTGACGGGAGCGGCTCCGACTTCCGGATCTTCTCCCGGAAGGACGACGGCACGTTCAACCTGAACGGCCTGTCGATCACCCGCAAGTGGGCACAGACCACCTTCGGTGACGGCGCCCCGCTCGGCGACGCGAAGGCCACCACGAGCGGAGCGCACGGCCTGCGGAACATGACCTGGGAGCCGGCCCTCCCCAACGAGGGCTTCCTGCTCTACGCGCAGAACGGCCTGCCCTACATCAAGCAGGGTGACGGCACGGTCTTCAAGGTCGAGGCCGCAAGCGTGGCCCCCGTCTCCTCGGTCAACACCAAGACCGGCGCAGTCGTCTTGACGGCGTCCGACGTCTCAGCTGTCCCGGCCTCCTCGGTCGGCGCCGCATCCGGCGTCGCCCAGCTCGACTCGACGACGCGCCTGCCGATCGGACAGATCCCCGCGGTGGTGGCGAAGAACGAGTGGACGCCGCAGGCCCTCGGCTTCCAGGCGTGGTCCCTCGACCCGGCGACGCTGGCCACTCCCACGACCGGGCGCGCGATTACGATCGGCCGCACCTACCTGGCAGGGTTCAACATCACCGAGCCGACCACGGTCAGCAAGCTCTTCGTGTTCGCCGCGGGCTGGGCCGGATCGACCGCAGTCCCGGCGGCCCGGTTCTTCGCCGGCCTCTACAAGGAGGACGGCACCAGCGTCATCAGCTCGGGCACCACGGCCCTCTCCAACATCGGGGCCGCCGGCCAGACGACCGGCTCCCCCACCGTGCAGCAGAACTCGCACGCTGGCGCCGTGCCCTTCCCGTTCACCGGGTCGGTCACCTTGCAGCCGGGCCGCTACTGGGGCGCCTTCCTGATGAGTGCCGGCGCGACCACGGACTTCTACTACTTCTACGCGCAGAACGAGGCGGCGACGAACACGTCGATCTTCCACAACCTCTCCAGCGCGTTCATCCGCAACGCCTACGTCAGCGGCATGGCGAACCTGACGACCGCGCTCACGAAGGCTAACTTCCAGCTCAACCACGACCAGATGGTCATGGCCCTCGCGTAAGGAGTGTGCAAGTGGGAGCGTCCCTCTACCCACCCCCGGTCGTGGACCCGACCGTCACGACGTCCGGCCTGACGCCCGGCGCAGGCGTCACCGTGAACAACTTCATGGGCCGGAAGATCAACGGCGTCTGTTCGTTCGGCTTCGACCTGGCCGTGACGACCAAGTTCAACGCGGGTGCCACCGCCCCGTACAACCTCGCCGACGTCGTCATCGCGACCCTGCCTGCCGGCTACCGGCCGGCCCGCACGATCACCGCCATCTACTCGACGGGCTACGCGGACGGCGAGTGCGACGTCACGACGAACGGCGAGGTCACCATCCGCACCACGAACACGTACAGCATCGAAGTCGGCGAGACGATCCGCTGCTCCGGCGCTTTCGTCCTGTAACCCAAGGAGGCCCAGCAAGTGGCGATCACGTCTTACCCCTTCGACAGCACGGCTGTCACCGAGACCGACTACTCCCGCCTGTTCCGCGAGTTCCAGTCCACTGGCGTCGCCGATGGCGTGGGCGGCACCGGCCTCTCCGTCTTCGCGGACGGCACGGGCATGACCGTGAAGGTCAACAGCGGCTTCGCGATCGTGCGAGGGCACGCCATCTACTCGACGGCGACCGAGGTACTGACGATCGGCGCGTCCAGCACTTCCGCCCGCGTGGACCGCGTGGTCCTGCGCCTGGACCCGGCGGCGAACAGCATCGTCCTGGCGGTCAAGGCGGGAACGGCCGGCTCGACGACCCCGCCCACCCTGACCCAGACGGACACGGGCATCTACGAGTTCTCGCTGGCTCGCATCACGGTCGGCGCCAACGTCACCTCGATCTCCGCGGCCTCGGTCCAGGGCGAGCGGAAGTTCGTCGGCAACACGGTCGGCGGCTGGACCACCGACACCCGCCCGGACTCTCCTCGGATCGGCCGGCTCGGCTTCAACCAGTCGACGAGCTCGTGGGAGTTCTGGAACGGCACGGCCTGGTCCGACATGGCGCCCTCGGTGTCCTGGTCCGCGCTGACCGGCAAGCCGGCCACGTTCACCCCGGCTGCCCACACCCACCTGTGGGCCGACCTGACCGACAAGCCGACGACGTTCGCGCCGGCCTCCCACACGCACGACTGGTCGCAGATCACGGGCGAGCCGGCCACCTTCCCGCCCTCCACCCACTCCCACACGTGGTCCTCGGTCACCTCGAAGCCGACCACGTTCCCCCCGTCCTCGCACTCCCACTCCAACTACCTGGAGTCCGGCGACACGATCTCCTGGGCCAACGGCTCGAAGAAGCCGTACTCCAACACCGCCACGGACGGCACGTACTACGCGGTGTGGGTCGAGGGCTCGGGCACCTTCTGCCGGAACACCTCGGCGCGGAAGTTCAAGGAGAACATCCAGGACTTCCCCATCGACCCGGACGCGGTGCTGAAGATCCGGCCGGTCATCTACGACCGCAAGGACCAGGTCGACGAGGAGAGCGGCGAGCTCCGCCCCGGCCGCAAGGGCGAGGTCGGCCTGATCGCTGACGAGGTCGACGAGCTCGACCTGAAGTGGCTGGTCCAGTACATGGACGGCGAGGTCGACGCCTTGCGCTACGACCTGCTCGGCGTCGCCCTGCTCCCCGTCGTGCAGCGCCAGGCCCAGCAGATCTCGGACCTCGAAGGGCGGCTGGCCCGACTGGAGAGCGCGCTGTCGTGACCATGCTGGCAACGGACTCCAGTGTGCAAGTGGCGCTGGTGACCGCAGGAGGCACCCTCGGCGTCGCCCTGGTGGGCGTCATCGTCGAGCTCCTGCGGCGCCAGGCCGGCGCCATCAACGAGGTGCGCGAGCACACGCAGGAAGCGCGCGACCAGGTCGCCAACACCCACTCCACAAACCTGCGCGACGACCTCGACGCGGTGGCCTACCGCCTCGACCGGGTCCTCGCACTCCAGGAGCGGCACAGCGAGGACATCGCTGCCGTGCGCTCCGACATCGCACACGAACGCCGCGAGCGCCTTGCCGTGGCGGAACGACTCGACGACCACATGGCCGCGAACGCGGCCTGACAACAGGAGGTTGTGAAAGTGTCACAGGTAGCAAAGGTTCTCTCGGTCGCGAAGGCCGAAGTCGGTACCCAGGAGAAGAAGTCGGGTGGCCACTGGGTCAACGACTCGAAGTACAACCGCTGGTTCGGCAAGATCCCCGGCTACGACCAGGACGGCTACGGCTGGCCGTGGTGCGCCGCGTACGTGGCGTGGGTGGCGGCCGAGGCGGGCGTCCCCGCGCTGTACCCCAAGACGGCCGGCTGCGAGACCGCGGTCGCCTGGTACAAGCGCCAGGGCCGCTTCAGCGAGTACCCCGGCATCGGGGCGCAGGTCTTCTTCGGCGCTGGTGGCGGCACCCACACGGGCATCGTCTACGACTACGACGACACCTACATCTACACGTACGAGGGCAACACCAACGTCAACGGGAGCGCCGAGGGCGACGGCGTCTACGCGAAGAAGCGGGTGCGCCGGGACGCCTACGTGTACGGCTACGGCTACCCGAAGTTCGCCGAGGGCATCAAGTCGGCCGACCCGAAGTTCAAGGACGAGGCGCCGAAGGCGGAGCCCAAGCCTGCCCCGTCCGCGCCGGCCCCGAGCAAGCCCGCTCCCTCGAAGCCTGCCCCGGCGAAGCCCGCCCCGAAGCCGGCCTCGAAGATCGTGGCCCTGAACTCCGCGGTGAAGCCCGGAGCCAAGCACGCCCAGGTCAAGGATCTCCAGCACTTCCTGGTCAAGGCGGGCTACGGCCCGATCCCCGGCGCCTACACCACCTACTACGGCCCCGAGACCCAGAAGGCGGTCGCCCGGTTCCACAACAAGAACCCGCACCTGAAGACCGCGGGTGTCTCGTACGACCCGGCGATCGGCAAGTCCGGCTTCAAGGAGCTCCAGAAGGAGGCAGGCATCAAGTGAGCAAGCACAGGAAGGTGACGGGCAAGGGCGTGGCGCGTATCGCTGCGGCCCTGCCCACCAAGTACAAGTCGAAGGCCGGCCTCGTCGCGGCCCTCGTGGGTGTGGCCCTGTCCCTGGCCACGTACTTCGGCACGGACTACCCGCAGGTGGCGCTCGTCATACAGGCGCTGACCGCGTTCGGGTTCGTCGAGAGCTCCGACCAGGAATGAGAGAAGCCCCCGCTGGCCACTTGGCCGGCGGGGGCTTTCTCGTCGTCTCAGCCCTTCTTGGAGGCTTCGATCTCCTCCAGGCTCACGATCTTCGGGCGACGCCTGGAGGGCGTCGTCTTCTTGGCGGGCGCCGCCGTCTTCGCGGTGCGCCTCTTCGGTACCTCGGGGGCCGGCTCGGGCGCGGGCTCGCGCTGCTCGACGATCCGGTGGGCGTGCTCGTCCATGTCGGGCGCGTGGTCGTCGGCCTCTTCCAGCCACTCCTCGAACGGCTCCGCGTGCTCGGCGCACAGATCCTTGGAGATGCTGCGTCCGTCGCTCGCCGTGATGGTGTACGTCTTCGCCGGGAACTTCTTGTCGATGTCGCAGGCGGTGACTTCGAGCTTCACTGTGCTGCCCCCTGGGTGTGCATCTTGGTGTGACCTCCAAGATACCGTGTGTAAGTTGACTTCTACGCGAGTAGTGTGGAAGTGTTACTCACGCTCAAGATCATCGACGACAGGAGGCTCATGGCCAAGCGCAAGATCCAGGATGAGCAGGAGGTCATCCGCTGGTTCGAGGAGGGTAAGACGTACCAGTGGATGATCGAGGAGTACAAGCGCAAATACAACATCGACACGGTTGCGTCGATGTGGGGGAACTTCCGGCGTCGCCGCGGCCTCGATCGCCGCATCGTGCGGGACGACGAGCTGATCCCCTGGTTCGTGAAGGAGGAGCACCGCTGGGCCTACCCGCTCGCGATGCTGCGGGCCGAGGCTCGGAGTCGCGCCGGCAAGGAGCTGACCGGGACAGACAAGGCTCGGCTGGCGTCCTGGCACGAGATGCTGGAGGAGAGCGGTGCGGTCGTCCACTACGACCCGGACACGGAGGAGGGCTTCTTCTACGTGCCCCGGCAGGAGGGTGACGACGATCTCATCCACCGCCCCAAGCGGAAGACCACCCCGCGCCCGAACGCGGACAAGTAGGACAACTGAACAGCAAGCGGGAGACCCCCACACGGGCATTGTGGGGGTCTCCTGCCGTTCAGGAGCCTACGTCCCTTTTGGTACTGACTCAAATTGTGATCATCGCGTTCGCAAAAAACATGTGTAGGCCATACAACCTTCCCCGCAGTTGCGGAGTCGTAGGTTCCAGTCATGAAGATTTTGTGATCACGGGCTTGACAGATCGTTTACGTCTCAAGCAGGATGGATCACAACAGCGACACTTACACACAAGCTGAGGGGGTCTGTAGATGGTTCTGACGGATGGGGAACTGAGTCTGCTTGGACCCTTCGTCCCTGCTGACGAGGACGTTCCTCACGAGGGCGCGCTCCCGGATCTGTACCGACTCGGAGCCGACCATGGAGTCGGGACGTGGCGGGGGCGTTACGCGACCCCCGACGAGACGATCGTCCTCTGGGTAGACGAGGACGAGTGCGACTTCCACATCGACGCGAAAGACGGCTACAAGGCCAGCGACATGAGGGCCGCCCTGGAGGTCGCCAGGAGCCGTGGCCTGGAGCCGCTGGACGAAGACGAGTGCGAGCCCGAGATCCTGGAGGACGGCA